AGTGCCCACTCTAGCAAAGTTAGGAATGATGATTTCATGGCCATTGGTTTCTTTCTTATCCGGGCAGCCGGCCATCTCGTTCAAGATTGACCAGCGGAGTTGGTTCACTACATCCAGTGTGCGCTTCGGATAGATTTCAGCCCGACTAACAGCTACGGCCGGGTGTGGTTTGCCCTCATCAAAAGTATCCATCTCCCGCTTTAGGATCGCGGCTAGTTCCTCCGGTTTATCGTAAAGAATGGCTCCTGGTACTTCCCACTCCGGCATCCGGGAGCCGATACAGGCAGCGCCGATAGCCGAACTTTCCAGCCACGCCGATGGAGGTTGGGCGCGGCTGAATGGGCAACTTACGTGCGGTGCAAGGTTTATGTAAGGATGGCTGGCAGCCCAGCTATTGATGAACTGAAATGGCGTGGGCCTCCACTCTGGAAAGATCAGGTTGTCGTCGGGAACCGCCTGCATGATCTTCCACTTGGGCTGTGGATCCCCAAAGAACACCCATTTCCACTGTGAGTATTGCGGCATGTTGGCAACCTCAGCAATGGCCGGCAACATGCTCTCCATGTTCTCAACATGACTGGATAGCCCGCGCCAAGTGACCACTTTCTTTCGCTCGCCAGCAGGAAACTCCGGCCAGGCGCAGGCATTGGGAATAATCCTGATCTTATCGGGATGTGTCATTGTCCCCCTAAGAGTCTCGGTCACACATGTAACAATGTCGGCATCTTCCTCAAGCTCTTTGACTGTCTGCCGCATCGTCACCGGATCGTTGAAGTTCTTGGCCCATGCCGGGTTGCTCGGGCGCACATGAAAGTAATTGTCATCCCAGTCGGCCCATACAGGGATGCCACACCAATGTGCTATCTTGATTATTGCGCGATGTGCGTCTGTGCTTGCTCCCTGCACATATAGGCCATCGCACCCCATCAACCACTCCCACGCAAAGTTCTGGTCCCCGCTTGGAACCTTTGGGGGAAGCACCAACTCAAGCCGCCTGTCCTCTCTGGCCATCATGTTGAATGGCCCCATCACCCGCGCCATGCTGGTCAGGTTGCCTGGGTCTGGCGTACAGATGGCCAGCCTGAACTTAACTAGGTTGGGGTCGTTGAACATTGCTTATTATATTGCCGCAAATATGGCACCTACACCGTCCGCTCCATTCTTTAACCCCAGAAACTCCAGACTCAAATAGAACATCAGTCAATTCGTTGAATGACCCCTTTCCGAAGTTCTTCAATCCACGCAGCCTTGTTGGCGGCCACGCCCTCATTAAATCTTCCAGCGACAACTTCAATAAATTGTACCGTTTCTTCTCAAAACAATGGTACGCCAGACCAAGAGAATTGGTAAGCCTAGTTGATAGTGTAAAATCGTAAAGCGTCACATCTGCCCTCCAGCTCCCATAAGCGAAGTTGGATTTTCTGGTGTTACGCCAATTCTGCCAATGATCTTGTTTTGATCTTGCATGATGGACTGTTGGAGATTGGCGGCGTACTTCTCAAGCAACATGCGCTTTCGCTCGTTGCCCTGTGGGCCCGGACTGAACACCGCCATGTAATCCGGGTTGGCTTGAATAATCTGCTGCATGAATCCAAGCTTGGCCTTAGCAGTGGGATCGTTCTCAACGTAGCTGGCTTCATTTCCAAGGGCTATCTGGGCGATGTCGGCCTTCACCTTTTCAAACATTGCCTGTGAAGCACCCTGAACGTCAAGCGTAACCTCATCAGCCAGGGTGGGATCAAGGTAAGACATGATTAGCTGGGCCAGCTTGCCCATGTCGAATGTGCCGGCGCTGTTCAGTTGCACCACAGCTTGGGCGTTGGTAATCAATTCCTTCACCCATTCCTGGTCCAGGCTACGTACATCAAACCATAAACTCAGCCTGTGGTTGCGTAGAATATCGGTTGTCAGGGATGGTGGATGACCAATGATTTCCTGCAATTCCTCTGGCTTCATGTTCTGATAGGTCAGAATTGAGAGCTGCCATAACACCTGTTCCCATGTCAGGAGCCATCTGTTCACCAGCCTTTGTTTGCGCTGGGCTGCCCGGCTCGGGTGTGTGTCCGGCCTGTCCAGGCCGAAGTATTCATCCCGGCTCTTGCGCTTGTCCTCAATGAGCGCCAATGCCACATCAGGTCTGGCATGTTCCACCAGATTGATGGGGGTTAGCTCTCCCGTGCCCTGGGTGCGACGGACCATGGCAAATGGCCCAAACTCGGGTGGAAGCTTGTTAACACCCATTGGGGCATTGAGCGGGGGAGTCAATGACAGCTCGGTAAAAATTCCAAGCCCGTCATACATGCGCTTAACCTCTGTCTGACTTGTTCCGATAATCTCCGGCACACCACGCGCATCATCGGCTCGCTTGCCGATAACCTCAGTGGTGTAATCCACAAGAGGGTAGATGTTGTGGGCATAGTCCACAATGTAATGGCTGGCATACAGCTCTTTGTTTGGCTTCTCGCGCAATGTCACATGCGGGCTCCAGATCGTGCAATAGATGGCTGACACGCCATTCTCGTCCAGGCCCTTGACGAATGAATGCACAACCTCAATGAGCTTGTTCTGGGAATCACGCTCCACCTGCTCAATGTTCACGCCTTTATCGCTAACCATGCCGCCAGTTTTCTTGGCTGCATCTACAAAGTCTCTGTTCCACCTAACATCTGCCGGCATGAATGGGCTGGCCATGGACTCCAGTTTGGCTTGTGTCAAGTATCGCCTAACCGATGGCATTCTACAGTCCTGAATATCGGTTGTCTCCGGCGGGAGAACCAAGTCTGTCCATGACAAAAGAATCTCCAACTCCGGCCGGTTACATTGGATTTCAGGACGTGGGAACATGGTATTGCCATCCTTACGCAACTCCCTGATGGCCTTTCGGGCAATCTTCTCGGATATGCCCTCGTAGATGCCCTGCATGAGCTCAACGGCCATGTCCTCCATGTCCGGGTCTTGAACCAGTTGAACCAGATTGGCCAGAATGCTTTCCTTGTCAGGGACCGCTTGCGACAACTGCACGATTTGATCCAGTGAAAGTTTTTCATATTTCAATCCATATTCAAGTTTCCATGACGGGAATACCCAAGCGTGGCCAATCATGTGCGCCATCTGCGCAAGATAATCGACGCTCTTAACCAGCGTAGCCTTCAGTGGACCATCCTTAATCCACGTCAACACGGCCCGCCACTCAGCGCATTGCTGCGTTGTTAGCTTGGTTGTATGGACTGGTTTGACATTGATACGGGCGCCCCAGAACGATGAATAAAGAACATCCACCAAGCTATTTATGGTTTCGTCTGCAAAAGGAACACGAGTATCAGGCGCGCCATCGTATGGCATGGCTCGCTCGCCCTCTGGTAGAAACTCTGAGTGGCGCAAGCCATCTGAGGATTGGCCGGCCCACCTTGAATATCTTATATTCTCGGCCTCGGCAATCCTGTCTATTCCGCCCAATGCGCCTGTCTTATTGATGGCGCCACGGGTAACATTGTCCCCGGCTGTCCATGAGACTTGGTATTCTTCTAAAATGGCGGCCATGTCCGGCTTCTCGCCAACGTGGGCCAATGGATCAAATTCGTTGTTCATAGTTATCTAGCCCATCCTCTGCCGCCCTTGGCATCTGGCTCATCTGGATTGATGAAATAGCCAGGCAGACAGAATAAGTATCGTGTCGCATCCATGGGATCACTCCACAGGTCGTGCTCCTTGTCCTCACCAGTCCAGTTCAGCCACGCCTTAATCACGTTCTGGCAGCGGTCAGAGACAAACAGCTTTGGCATGTTCTGGGCAGATAGTCCGCCCTCTTTCTCGGCCTTGAGTGTGTCATAGCCCAGCATGGTGTTAATCATCTCAACATCAAGCTGCACTGTGCGCCTAATCTCGGCCGGCAGGAAGCCCATTGGATAAGTATCCGGTGTTCCACCGTCTTGCAGGAACATCTCAAATAGCGTCCTGATTCCCGTTGCCTGCTGTGTGGCTGTGGCAAACGCCCTTGGATCGGCCAGCCTTAATACTGGAGTGATACCATGCTCCCTCTCACGCTCAATAATATGCTGCTTGTACCACTCTGTGCCTTTTCCGGCATACATAAGCTGTCCCTCGCCTTTCTTGCCATTCAAATCAACCCACTCTCCATCGTCCTTGAACCTTGGGCTTTCATCAAAGATATACTCAGTTCCTTGGGCGTCTATGCCCTTCCAGACACAGAAGAATGACTTCTTTGTGCCAGGGTCACAAGCCATGTAAGTGGTTAGTTTCTTCTGATCTAGCAGCAACTTGATCTTCTCATGTGGAATAACATGAACGGCCGGGTTGAAATTTTGCAGAGCAGAGCCAGCCATCTTCTCTATCCAGCCGAACAAGCGCACGCGCACCTGCCATTTCGGTTTCCCTATGCACTTGTCGAATAGGGCTGGAATGTCCCGGTTGAACTTGCTCTTGGGCAGGAACGGATTCCAGTGTGTCCACGTAAAGATAACCCCGAAATCGCGGTTGAGCGGCTGGAGCACGTACGGCATGTGGCCAGGCGGGCATCCCTTAACTTGAACCTCATCCATCTTTAGCTCTGGGAACAGTATCTTTGGGTTGAGCCCGCCATCACTTGTCTTGGTAACAGGATCAAAGTTGAGCTGCCAATCCCATTGCATGGGTAGCGTTCTCTCCACAACGGCACCATCAAAGAACTGACTTAGAACCGGGTCCATACCGGCTACTGAGGTTAGAATATAGATGATCTTACCACCCAGCTTACCGGCGCGATACCTCAGCGTTTCAAGCAAGTCCATCGGACAGCCTTCATCAATGATGATGGCATTGTACTCAGGACCCTCAAAGCTTGTTGGTGAACGAAGATACTGTTCAACGGTCCTGAACCAACATTGGCTACGGTTGGCCAACACCAGTGTCATATCGGTAAACCCTCCCGCAATGGAGTAGTTCACCTTCATAACCGGGTTGCGACGGCGCACCGGCCGGGAGTTATGATCCCTGGCTTTCTGTGGCAGATATTTCCAGACGGCCGCCTGCTGGAATGCCTTGCTCTGAATCTCGTTCTGGGCGATGGCCAGCACCTTCATACCATGTTTACATGCCAGGATGGCCCCAATAAGCTTGCCGGCCAACTCTGTCTTGGCTGACCCATTCGCCCCAGCAATGGCTGTCTCGGACTTACTTGCGATAAGCTGCCTTACATCGCCCCAGTGAGGCAGCTCGAAGCCACGATAGAGCGGGTCAACCTCGGCCTCACGGCGCCTGCGTTGACGGTCTGAGATGTACTTGAGCCAGATGGCCTGGTTGGCCGTGTCCTGGGCTATGCGGGCATTAACTATATCCCTTGGGATGGGCGGAAACTCCAGGTCAAGCATGGGGTGGCGGGCGCCATACGGGTCCTCTATATCCTGCTTAACAAATACAGGATTGGCTATGGCGTCAACGTCTAGGGTCATCGAGTTCGCTCGCTTGCATCGTATGTTTGCAGTCCCATGCCGAAGATTGACAGCAAGCCCATGGCGCTAGCGGATGGAACACCCTGCTCTTTCATGGCCTCGTAAATGTCCTGAAAAGACAATGGTGTTTGGCTCCATGCGGCC